AGTAGTTTAGAATGGTTCTAAAGTAATCCATTACTTTTTTCCTATCCATATTACCCCCACCCTCATGAGCTATAGGATAATATGCTGACCAACCATCTACCGCTAAAGCTATTCCAACTATTTCACCTTTACCCGTTACAGACCCAGATCCCATAGTTTTAAGCTCAGGATCTTTCGTTTCTAAGTCGATTGCTATCTCATCGTAACCAGATAGATCTTTGAACTCTTCAGGTGGTAGCCACTCTGTTTGTGGTTTAAACAATATCTTCATCAGCTAAAACTTTCTTTATTGCTAGTCCGAACTCTCTTGCGATTTGTGGGACGATTGCGTTTCCGAGGGTTTTGATTCTGTTGGCTCTGTCTTTGTCCAATTCATAGGAAATCCCATTAGGAACTCCACAAAGGTTGGATTGAGTTTGCCACCAGGTTTGTTTTGTTTCATCCGTATCATATCCCCAATCACTGATGTTCTTTTTTCTTGACTCTTTGGAAATGTTAAATTCTTGCTGTCGTTCGTTGTTGGACTGTGATACATCTGTTTCTCGTTCTCTAGATATTCCATCGCATCTTGAAGTCTTGCTCCGTAAGTCATGTGTGTTTTTTTCTTCTTCCTCAGAATAAAACCTCCAAACTTTGTCCGTTCTACTCTGTCCGATTGTGGCGTGTTTATGTTCGTTGCGTTTGGTGTTGGATACATCTTCACTGCTGCTGTTAGATTGTGCTGAGCTGCAGCCTTCATCCCTTTTCTCTTGATCAACGTTTCTGGGTTCTCCTGTCCCGATGATCTTGGTGTCGGATACATTCTCATCGTGTCTGCTAGATTTAAACTGTGACTGTCCTTTCCATCTTTTGTTAGTCTTCTGCCCTTCTCGTTCAATACCATGTTTGGATGCTCCACCTCTTGTGTTGTTGGTGTCGGATACATTTTCTGCTTTGTGGACTTCTCTAAGTAATCCGTTGTCGTTTGAGTGTCCGACGATCCAGACTCTGTACCTTTGGTGCCAAGCACCGATGCCTGAAGCTGGAATAAGGAAACATTGGACTTCGAAACCTTCACTTTCCAAGTCGTTTTGCACCTGTCTGAGTACCATGCCGTTTTGGATGTTAATAATTCCTTGCACATTCTCCCCAATAACGAATTCGGGTTTGATCTCCCTAATGAGTCTAAACATTTCTGGCCAGAGATAGCGGTCATCATCAGTTCCTTTTCTTTTCCCTGCAACTGACATAGGTTGACAGGGGAATCCTCCCACAATAACATCTGCTTCGTATCTTTTTCCTTTGACATCTTTTACATCCTCCTCGATTGGTATGTTAGGAAAGTTCTTACGTAGAACCTTCTGACAGTATTTATCTTTTTCAACAAATTTTACTGTCTTAAAAAAATTTGTTGAATCTAAACCTAAAGCAAAACCACCTATGCCTGCAAATAAATCAAGAACTTTAAGTTTTCTTTCCATCTTTCAACTTTTTAATTTCAAGTTCACAGTAGTGTATTACCTTTTCTAAGTCTTGTATACCGTTTTTCTTCTTGTACCTACAAACGTATTTTATAACACAGCCTTGAAAAAATGAGAGATCGTTTTTAGAAATAAATTCATATGGCTGTATATGAAACTTGCGATAATGTGAACCCCCTATTTGTTTGTTTTGTGGAAAAACTTTATCAAAAATATCTTTAGATGTCATAACCCCTTTCTGTTTTTGGATAAATTATATTTAATCTTTTTTTTGCTCTGGTAACACCAACATAAAATAACCTGTGTTCATCATCTGGATCCTCTAGGTATTCATTGTATGCTGCATTACTAAGATCAGTAAATAGTATTACATTATCTCTTTCATTACCTTTTACTCCATGTATTGTTGAAATTTTAATTCTTGGATCTTTAGATAAATCTTCGCCTTTTAGTATTAATTTTTTAATTTTTCTTATTTCATTATCCCCTAAGTCATCAAATGCCTTATCCCATTCTTCATCTGTTTTGAGACCATAATTATTTTTTAATTTATCTATATCATAAAATTTTTCTTTCGATATAGATTTAAATGCTTTAAGATCAATATTTTTATTCATCTTGTTTATAATTTTTTTTATATCAGTATAATGTAAGGGTACTCCATTTCTTAATTTATTCCAATTTTCTATTAGTAAATAAATATTTTGAACTCTAGGTGTTGAGTTTCTTCTTTGAAAATAAAAGTCATTTTGCTCTAAGTAGTAAGCAACTTTTTCAGTTAATAAATTAGTTCTTGTTAAAATTAACCATTCACCTTTTGTTAAATTAATTTTTTCAATATCCCATTCTTTTTTAACTTCACCTAAATCTTCTTTAGGTATCCAATTTTTTTCAACTCTGTTTTTAACTTTTTTAATAATTTGATTAGCTATCTCATATATTTTTTTTGGAACCCTGTAAGATTGTTTTAATATAATTCTTTCTCCTTCTAAATTTATAAAAGTTTCAGGGTCAGCACCGTTCCATTTATATATAGCCTGATCATCATCCCCTGCTATTCTAGAGTTTTTAGAACTTTGTTCTAATTTTTTAACTATATCCCATTGAATTAAACTTAAATCTTGTGCCTCATCAATAAAAATAACTTCAAACTTTGGACTCTCACCTTTTTCTAAAAATTTTTCTAGCATGTCTATATAATCTATTAATCCTTTATTTTTTTTATAATTGTACAACTCTCGATTGATGATGTCCAATTTATCGTAAGTTATATTATAATACTTATTTTTATTATTACTTGAATTGTACAACTTAAAAGGACAAATTCTTTTATTACGTGCAAGTGATATTAATGATATGTAAGGGTCTTTTGAGTGTAGTATACCCTCATGATCATAGTCATGTCTAACCCCTTCGAACTCTATTTGTAAGTCTCTTCCTAAATCTTTGTAATCTTTTTCTTGCATTACGTTTTCTTTTTTTAAACCTAACATATTAAAACAAAAAGAATGTAAAGTTCTAAAATAAGGTAAATCTTTTTCACTTAAACCAAACTTATCCATGGCTCTACTCTTACCTTCTTGTGCTGCATTTCTTGAAAATGTAAAGTAACCAATTTTAGTTGAATCAACATTTTTTAAAAAATGTTCTAATTCGTTCATTAAGTAAAATGTTTTACCTGTGCCTGGTGGTCCATATATTATCTTTCTCATTAGTAATTGTCCTTATTAAATGTTTTATCTTTATAAGTTTGTGGTTTTTTATCAAATCTTGCTACAACAAAAACAGATAGTTTAGTCTTGCCTACTCTTTTTGTAAAACAGTTTAGATTATCTTTTAACATTTGTGAAGTTCTTTGGTATGGAACCTTCCAATGCCTTCTGGTTAAATATTGATGAAAAAAATTGTCGAATACAAAATAATGAAAACCATCCTTTGTATAAGTTCCTCCATTTTTTAAATCTTCATAGTCATCTTTCCTTACTCTATTTAGACAATAATCTTCTAAATAATTTTTTAAGATATCTCTTGTGCCTGTTCCCTCAGCAGGTTCAGTTATTTCTGCATTTTCTAAAAGAACATTAGTCTTTTGTTTCCACTCATTTGTTTTTAATGTTGGTGGATTTAACCTAAGTTGCTTAACACATTCTTCTTGAAATAAAGTTTGATTTGTTAAGTGTCTTGCTGAATCTAAATATAATCTGTCGCCATCAACATTTAAATAATAATAAGGTTCTTCTAAATTTACCACTTGAAGATCTGTTAAATTTGGAAAAATAATCTCTTGCCCTATTCCAAATTTTCTTGTTTTACATAATTTTTTATCACAAAGACTACACATTGGTTGATCATTACATTTATATCCCCAATCTTTTTTTTCATGTTGCTTTGTAATAATATTAACTTCTGTATCAGATAAGGGATACTCCATGGCACTTTCGTTAAATAGTATTATTTTAGATTTCCAATTTTCTGACCATTTAGATTTAGCATAAACACCATAGTGAAATAACGCATTGTTTCTACCTCCTTCACCTATTTTATTTTGTGCCATTAATTCAATACAAGGCGGTCCATCAGAATATGGTGTTTCTGGTCTTTTGATTTGAATCGTATTAATGTCTTCTTGTTTATATCTTTCTTGTAACTCAAAAAAATCTTCTAGTGTAGCACCACCTCCATCATCTTTAAAAGCATATCTTGTAGTATTATCACCATTAAAGTATGGTAAATTTAAAAAATTTCCTGTATCATCTTTCGATTTTAATTCTCTTTGTTTTGGAAAAACCTCAGATCCACCATAACCCAGTACTGACCTAATCTCATTTAACTTGTCTTGCATTACTGAAGCAGCGATAAAATCTTTCGTAAACAAAAAAACATGAGCTCCACCAGACTTTGATCGAAACACTATTAAAGGTAGTTTTAATAACTTAATTTTATTAATTAATTTTTTATGATCAAAACCTGCATATGAATCAATATCAATACATCCCCACTTACATTTATTGTCATCATTAATAGGTATAACACCTAAACTCTCCTTACCTTGCAAATGATTTAACCAATGGTCGTCTGTAATATTTTCTCTTATTATAAAAGATTTACCTTTTATTTTGTTACCGTTTGAATTTACTTCTGAAACTTTAGTGACACCGTGAGCTCTATTTAATCCTTGAAATATTTGTTTAAATTTATCTACATCCATAACTTATGCGTGGGCGGTTTCCACTCTCGCTTCTCCGCCCACTACCCGGGATTTTAGTAGTTACCTGTAGAATTTGTTGGCATAGCTTCGTCTGCGCCATGCTTAGCCTCTACCTCACCCTTACCTACACTAACTGCAAAGTTTTTAGCCATATCATAGATTGTTTTTTCTGTGACTGGACCAACTTTAGACACATCCCATCCAAACCATGTTCCTTTGTCATTTGACATCTGCACAGTTTTTAGATTGTAAATGTGGCTGTATGTAGGTGGTGTAAACAAACCATTTTTACCTTGCATTCTTAAACCCATCATCATTGAGTTCCATTTTCTACTAACTTTTAATTGAGTAGATTTCATAGAAATCAAAGCCGTTTCTGGATTTTTATCTAAGATTAATACAAAGTGATTAGCAGTATTATCAAGATAATTACCGTTAGGTAATCGATCCTTATAATCTTTTCCTCTTGTTGTTTGGCTAATAATATCACTATCTGCCTCGTGTATCGCAACAGGTGCACCATTACTAGTACCTCTATCTTGCCACTCTATGTATTGTCTTTTGTAATGACATGGCACAACATTTATACTGTCATACAATGCATTGGTAACGGTGTTTATTATTTTACCTGGTACCGCACCCTCAACATATTTACCATCTCTTTGATTTACCTCTGGAGATAGTTGTCCCAAAATTTTTAAGAAAGGTAACGCAAGATCGTCTTGCGATATATTTTGAGAACCTTGGTTTGCATCAGCTTCAAAATTTACTGTTGCCAATGCGCCTTCTTTTTTATTTGCTACTTGGTTCATGTTTATTTGTTCCTTTTTATTGTTGTTTTATTCTCCGAATATATTCCGAAGATTTCCGTTGGCATTTCCTTACCCGCCTCAATACGCTCACGGACTAGCGCTTTCAGAGTCATGGGCTCAACCTTCATTTTTTGTGTAGGTTGAAACCCATTACTCTTCGCAAGTTCAGCATAATCAGCTGCCTTGTTATCCTCGCCAGAGCCAAAGGATACGGATATCTCGTTTTTGATTATATCCCCTAACCCATTTGTACGAAGCCAGTTATACGCCGTCTCTTCCATAGCTTTACTTATGTGAGCTTTATACGACGTAGAAACCTTTAAATGAGATCCATCATGAAGTTTTAATTCTGCTAAACCCATCTCGGACATCATAGTTGGTATGATATCACCTGAAACTTTTTGTATTTCTGCTTTTGTGCTTTTCATACTTTCTTCTTGATTTTGTAATTTTTTATTTAAAGATTCTAACTTTTCAACTTGATCCGCTAATGAATGTATATTTGTCGTTTTTTTCATTGCATCTTGTTGATCTGCCTCAAAATCAGGCATTTTTATTTTTTGTTTAATCGCCATCTATTTCTCCTTTCTCGTATAAGTTGATTTTAATAGGATAATATCTTCTTTCTTGTTTATCCCATTTTAATAAATTGTATTTACCGTTTGTAATGTCAGAAACAATAGAGCATGCTACTCCTATTATTGCTGGGTCTCCTGTTAATAATAAATGATCTCCCTCTTTAAAATCTTTCAAACCTTTTCTCAGTTTGTAAACTAAGGGTCCTGGAGAAAATATCATTTGAGAAAACTCTGGTAACACAAATCTAAAATCACCATAACGAGAGGCACCCATAATATTTATTTTTGGATTACCCGCTTGTGTTCCTGCTATTTCTTGTATTACATATACAAAAGATTTTTTTCCAACGACTTTTTTGTCATTTATAACTTTCATGATTTACAATATAACAATCCTATAATCTATGTCAACAGCATTTTAAAAAATAATTGTTGAATCCGAATCACCAAATTTACCTTTTGGTATGACATTAAATGCTAAAGAGTATCTGTCCATATTTGATTCGTTTTGCATTATTTTGTGTCTTAATTGACTAAAAAAAATAATCAAAAAATTATCTTCAATATTGATAGTCCATTCACCAGAGTTAAAAATATTATATTCTGTTGGTAGTGTATAAAATTGACTAATATTGTCATTAAAAAATTTTATATTAAAACCTGCATTACCTTTTGGATAGTAAACCCCACTCAACCATGAATTAGAGTGATTATGAGAATCAGAAAATGACTCTGGTTTAGCTTTAGTTAACCAAGAATTATATATTCTATAATTAACATCATTCAACTTAAGAACGTCTTTAATTGTTGAATTTAAGGCATTGTTTATCTCTGTATTAAGATCCTCATATTTTTTCAAAATATTTAAATCTTTACCAATAAAAACATTACCTCTACCAAAAGGTCTAAATTTTTCTTTTTTAAATTCTAAACTTAAATCTTTAGTTAGATTTAGTTTATATATAAATAGTGTATTTGCGCATATAGGCACAGTATATAGTAACTTCATTATTTTTTCTTTCCTACTTGACAAATCATATAATATCCTTTACTTAGTTGTCAACAGAAAGATGAATTATAAATTTAAAACAAAGCCATACAAGCATCAGTTGACTGCTTTAGAAAAGTCATGGAATAAAGAAACCTATGCCTATTTTATGGAGATGGGTACAGGTAAAACAAAAGTATTAATAGATAATATGTCCATGCTTTATGATAAAGGTAAGATAGATGGTGCTTTAATTATAGCTCCAAAAGGTGTTATCAAAACATGGTATGAGCAAGAGATACCAACACATTTACCTAATCATATTAATAATGTAACAGTTTTATGGCAACCTAATATGACTAAAAAATATCAAGAAAAATTAGATAGTTTATTTGAAGTAGGTCATGATTTGCATATTTTAATAATGAATGTAGAGGCTTTGTCTACTGATAAAGGTGTTAATTTTGCAACTAAATTCTTAAATTCACATAAAACATTAATGGCCATAGATGAGTCTACAACCATTAAAACACCATCTGCTAAAAGAACAAAAAATATTATTAATTTAGGTAAACATGCAAAATATAGAAGAATAATGACAGGCTCACCAATTACTAAAAATCCATTAGATTTATATAGTCAATGTGAGTTCCTTGATCCATGGTTGTTGAACTTTCAATCATTCTATGCTTTTCGTAATAGATATGCCGAAATGAAAACAATGCATTTAAAAGGTAGGTCTATTCAAGTTGTGGACTCATTTCAAAACCTAAGTGAGTTATCCGATAAAGTAAAAGGTTTTTCATATAGAGTATTGAAAGAAGATTGTTTAGATCTCCCACCAAAAAATTGGATTAAAAGACATATTGTATTATCAAAAGAACAAAGAAAAATTTATGATCAAATGAAGAAAGAAGCTATGGCTATATTAAATGGTAAAGTTACAACCACCATGACTGTGCTAACTCAGCTTATGCGATTACATCAAATTACATGCGGACATTTTACATCTGACGATGGTGGAGTGCAGCTAATACCAAGTAACAGAATAAATGAACTTATGGACATATTAGAAGAGATAGATGGTAAAGCCATAATATGGGCTAACTATCAAATGGATATTCGTCAAATAATACAAAACGTAGAGTCTAAATATAAAAAAGGATCTATTGTTGATTATTATGGACTTACACCTCAAGATCAAAGGCAAGATAATATACGTAAATTTCAGTCCGACCCTAAGTGTCGATTTATTGTTGGAACGCCTTCTACGGGTGGCTATGGGATAACTTTAACAGCTGCAAACACCGTAATTTACTATTCTAACGGATATGACCTAGAAAAACGTTTACAATCAGAAGACCGTGCACACCGTATAGGACAGAAAAAAAATGTAACTTATATAGATATTATTGCAGAAGATACTGTTGATGAAAAAATTGTAAAAGCTTTAAGAAACAAAATTAATATTGCATCTGAAGTTATGGGTGAGGAGTTACGAGATTGGATATAGTTTTTTATACCAGGCAGCCACAACATATCTTATGTTTTGTTCAACAGTATTAACACCGTGTTTGTAATACTGTCCATTAAAAAACAAACCTCTACCCATCTTTGGTTTAAATATAGTGCCCTCTTCAAAATAAGTTTGACCTCCTTCAAAATTGTCATTTAAATAAACAATAGATGATAAAATTGTATGATTTTTTGCCATGTCAAAATGTAAACCTTGTTTTGAACCTATTGGCCATTTTACTATCTCAAACCAATCTATTTCAGCATTAAAATCTTTTGAAGTTTCGTTAAGTTTTAATTTTAAATGATGTACTTTAGGATCATTTTTAAGTAATTCTAAAGGATAAACATCTCTAAATTTTTTTGCAAATTTTTCATTTTCTTTATAAAAATTTATAAGATCGTGGCACTCTACTTGTGATAAAAAATTATCAACAATTATTGTTTTCATATTAAATCTACAGCATTACCTATAATAGGTTTATATCTAGTCTTACCATCTTCTTTATATGCTCTTAATAATTGTTTACGTGGACTCTCAGCAACCCAAGAACAGTGAACCCACCCGCTGTTTGGTTCACCTGGAGTATAGAACTCAAGTATCATTTGATCCCAATCTAAGTTATCTTTGATCCAGTCAAAGACCTCAGCATTGCTCGTGCCCAGACATTCGAAGTCGACCGCCTCAGCTTTGGTATGTTGAGAATTTAATGAACTACCTATCTTTACACACAACTCGGGGCTACGAAAGCAGCTGGTCACCGTTACTCTGCCGAAATGGTCACGTACCGGTTGTAGAATATTTTCACAAAGTAGTTTTAATTTTTCTATTTGATCTGCGTTAGGATTATTATCTATGCCCAGCCTAATAGCTGTGTCTGATTTAATAAGCTCTGCCAAGCTGAAGTTCCGTGTAAGCTTCATTATTTTGTTAATAACATAAATATCATATTGGCCATTCCCATAATTAGCATACCTGCTGATACCAATACAATTTTTTCAAGTCTATTTATTTGTGACTCTATTTTATGTATTTTATCATGAGTTTGCTTTTGCATAATTCTGCAAAGCTTTTCATGATCCTCTATTTTTTGTAATGCGTTTTTTGGCATTATGTTCTACTCGCTATTATTTGTTCTTCTGGAGATAGTAATGCTCTCTCAGTGCTTGTTAAATTTTGCATAATACCTGTAGGTGCTTTTGCAAATAAATTAGGATTAATATTTGGTGTATTTGTAGCTTGTACATTAGATTGTGGAATCATAGATAAATCTATTCTAGGTTCATTTCTATTAAATAAACCTCTTAATTGTGTCACATCTTTTCTTTCCATTTCAGTATCATTCTGTGTTCTTGAAGGCACTGGTGTACCATCATCAGGCAATATAAAAACACTACCACCTAATTTAGCTAATATAACTGCAGCAGCTTTACTACTCATTTTCATCGTACTTAACTTTACTAAATCTGATAAAGCAGCAGGGTTTAACAAAGCATTTGCTATTACTCTATTTGATGCAGCTTGAAAAATTCTTCTACCTGCAGTAAATACCCTACCTGCTAAAGTAAATTGACCTAATCTTGCTCTAATTAAATCTGTTAAAGCACTTCCAACAACTCCTTGTTGTGCTGTAGGTGCAGCTCTACTTGATATTTGAACAGCTCTATTTAAAAGTTCTAAATCTTTTACATATTTATCTCCAAACACTTCTTTTAAAATAGTTTTATAACCTCTTTCTCCTCCCCCTCCATTTAAATATCTATCAAAAGCAGGAGCATCTAATACTCTATCCACACTTAATCTATCAGATCTTTTAAAAATTCTTTCATTTAAATCAGATAAAACATCTCTTTGAAATTTTTTGTATACATCTGGGTTTTTTACTAAAATATTTTTTAAAGTTTTTACCTCACCTACGTTACCAGGTTTATATATCTTATTAAAAATTTCTTGAGGTGATGCATTTAAAAGTCTACCTTCAAAAGATCTGTCTAATTGTTTTTGTACATTTGTAAATAGTTTATTAGTTTTCTCAATATTAGCTTGTAAACCCCCTAATCTTTTTATTTTATTAAATTCAACTTCGTTAAAAAATACTTTTAAAGGTTTTTCATAATCTCTCATAAATGCATTGTGTCTAGTAAGATTAGGTCTACCTTTTTCAAAAACTTTTGTTTTATAAAAATCAAATATAGAATTTTTGTATGCATTTAAAGCTTCTGGAGATTTATTTATAACTTCAAAAACTTCTCGTGCTGCCTTACCATTTCCCACTCCTTTTTTAAAAGTTGTTAAAAAAATGTCTTCATCTGCAATTTTTAAAACATTTCCTACATCTATGCTTGTTAATTTAGATATTATATCGTTATTTAATAATTCTTTGTTACTTCTAACTAAATCATTAAATTTTTGTAATTCGTCTAAGTATGCAGAACCTGCATCTTTTTTAACCTGTTCTGTTATTGCACCTTTAAGAGCTTTTAGCCTACCAACATCTACAGACTCACCAGCTGCTAAACCCAGCTCTTGATTTCTTATTTTATTTCCTAAAGCAGATATTGTTTCTCTTGCATTTTTTAAAGGAATAAAACCTTTAGGGTTTGTTAATTCTTGAATCATATCTGGTTTTAGAATACCTTCAGTGCCTACTGTTTTAATAAAAATTCTTCTATCAGCATCTGTTAACTCATTTATTTTTTTAGCTATTATGTCAGTATTTATAGTTGATAATCCAGCTGCATTATCTAATTCTTTTGCAGCCAGATTAGCTTGAGATTTATAACTTTTACTTAAGTCTTCGATAATTGATCTAAATTGAGCACCTGTAACTTTTTCACTTCCGTCAGGTAATTTGAAAATTTTTTTAGTTAATAAATCTTCACTAGCTTTTTGTTTGTTTACAATATTTTTTACAATATCATTATTTCTTCTATCTAAAACTTCTTTAATAACTACACCTGTGTCATAAGCAGAGCCTGTAGTATTTCCAAATTCTTGTTTTAATAATTTAAAATATTCATTTAATGCTCCTGCTTGTTTTTCTCCAAACTCTTGGAACTCTGCAGTTTTTCCAAGTCTTCTTACATTTTCAAATGACGATTGCACAGCTAATAAATCTTTATCATCTGCAGCCTCTGCTAATGTAAATTTTAATCTTGATTGTGTTCCTGCATCATCTAATCTTTGATTTATTTGTTTTGCAACATTATCTGCTTCTAAAACTCTACCTGATTTTGATAACTCTAATCCCTCTCCAACCGATTTAAAAAGTCTACCTTTTATAACATTATTAGCACTTTTAATTAATTTACCTGCACCTAATCCTAAAAAACCTGCTCCTGCAGATATACCCGCTGTTTTGAAAGCCTCATTGAATAATTGTGCATCTGTTAAATCCTGATTTATATCGTAAAGTTTTTGACCTAATTTAAGTCTAGCATATTCACCAACACCTGCAGCTAAAGCACCCGCAGTTATACCTGCAGGTAAATTACCTCCAGAATAAACTGTCCCCACTACACTAGCTGCTATATCAGGTATTATAACTAAAGCATCTCCCCCTAAATCTGCAAAATCCCCCATATCAAAACCTGGTGCATCAACTAAAGCATATTGTTCTGTTCTCGGATTAAAGTATTCTAGTTTGCCAGTGTTAGGACCAACTCTAACATCTATATCTCTATCAAACTGTTTTGATAATACGTTTTTAATAGCCAATGCTTTTTGTTCTTGGTTATATCCCAACGATGCACCAAACCTAGCTTTGCTGGATGCTGGATCATTTATTGCAACATTTGCTTGTTTTGCAATATCTGACGTGGTTGGTCTGAAAGTAGTTTCTGATTCAAAAGCACCTCCAAATTCATCATCTGGAAATGCAAAATCTGTATAAACATCTTCTGCTCTTTCTGCAGCAATTTCAGGAAACATCCTTTTAAAATAATCAGATTCATCTAAATCTGAATAATGTTTCTTGTAAAATGCTTCAGCTAATTTTAAATCTGGTATATCTTTGTATTCAGGATATTTTTGTCTAAGTTTTTTTAAAGACATGTTTACTCCTATAAATAATCTCTTATACCAGCAGGATCATCATCTACAGTTGTTGAATCAGTTTGTGAACCTTTTGTGCTCTTTTTTTTACTTGTGCCTGTTTTAAAATAATCATCTGGGTTTAATCCATAACCTTCAATTTGTCCTCTTGCCGCAATTACCTCATCATCAAAAATTTGATTTAATCCAGCTATAAAAGTTTCTCTCGATTGACCAAATCTTATTCTATCTAATTGTCTTATAATATCACCCTCTGAAAGTTTTGGATTTCCAGGCTCTTTAATTTTTGCTAATTGATAAGCCAAATTAATTACAGAACCTTTTAATCTACCAAAATTAGCCGCTCCTTTTGTAATACCTTTACCTTCTAAATATTTATCTAATTTTTCTGATGTATTAATATCAAAATCTAAACTGTTTTCATTAAAACCTAAAGCTGATGAAGCTTGTGCTAATTGATCAGAGAAACCTTCTAAAGCAGTATATATACCTGCTACAGCTCCAGTAGGAGAATTTTTAACTCTTTCAATCATATCATCTTTAAGCCTACCAACTGTATTAACGCTAGATACTATTTGTTGTGCAAGTCTTTGATCCTCTAATCTTTTATCTCTTTCACTAACTGGTACTTGACTTAAAGTTTGTGAGTCTGCATCAAAAGTAAATGCCATCCTATTATCTGGTGGAATTATATTAGGGTTATTTAAGATTTCCTCTGTTGTAAAAAAACCTCTTTTACCGGTTGTTCTATCAACACCTTGTCTTAATGTTTGTTTTTGAGGTTTAGCTAATTGTAATGCTAAATCTCTAGCAAATTTATCCTCTATTTCTTTTTCTCTAAGTTTAGCTGCTTGAAAAGTTTTAAAAGGTTCTTGAGCTGCAGTTGCAGCAGTTTGAAATATATTCTGTCCTCCTGGTTGTGATAATAAATTTAAACCAAACTGTGTTAAAAATCCTGGTAATGCAGTGGGCATTAATCTAGAAGTATCTATCTTAGGCTTTACATCTTCTCCTTCTTTATACATTTGTCTTGGTTTATCAAGTCCAGATGTAATACCAGTTCCAGATGAACCACCCATTCTAAACATTGGTCTTTTTAATATTCTGTTCATATTATCTAGTTAAACCGTATATTCCTGCTAATGTTGTACCAACACCAAGAGCTGTTTGTAGTGGTGTAGGATTTGGTCTTATAGACTGTTGAAACTGTGCTGGATATCCACCCATTAATCCAGTAACTTGTGCAGCAAATCTATCTAACTGTTCTTGAGGTTGGAATGTTGCTTGTCTTACTGCCTCTCTTTGTGCATCAAGTTGAGCTTGTGCCTGTGCTTGGTTAAGTGCTCCTAATCTTCCTAAAGTAGAAACATCTTGACCTTGTAAACCTGGAACGAGTGATGCTAAACCTGCTTGTTGTTGCCCTAAACCTGACTGTGCTTGAGCAATATTAAATCTGTTAGCTATGTCTTGTTGTCTAGCTTGCATAGCTTGTCCAAAACCTTGTTGCAATAATCCTGCTTGTAACAAAGCTCTTTCTCTTGCCGCCCCTGTGCCAAACTCTCCGAGTTGCACTCCCGCTCGACCAGCGCCGAGCACTCCCAATTTTGCTTGTTGATCTCTTATCTGTTGTTCTTGTATAGCTCTATTACGATCAAATTCTGCTAATGAAGCATCAATTACTTGGGATTGAAATGGTGACATAAAATCTGTCACTTGTTGTGTGGTTGGGGCTCCTGTTGATATTCCTCCTATTGTAGCTCCTGCTGCACCAATTTGTTGTTGTGCTGCAGTTACAAATGGTTGAAATGATCCTATTCCAGCTTGCGCTAATTGTTGAGCTTGAGTTTGTAAGGGATCTCTTGAAGCAATTTGTGGTGCTAATCCCGCTAAACTTTGTTGTCTTGTTGTAAATGCTCTAGCTGCATCTTGTCTTGCTTTAAAACCTTCTGCAGTTTCTCCAGGCTGCCGTGATATACCTGCGATACCTGTTGTTACAACTGGTACAGCTGTTTGTGCTGTAATTTGTTTTGCTAAATCTACACCTAAATCTTCAACAAATTTTGCGGGTAATGTTCTTTGTTCAGCTACACTCATTATAATACTTCCTCTAATCTTTGTGATGTTTGAAACATTCGTCTTGCGCCTTTTAAGCCTTGCGATTCTTCGGATACTTCACCCCCGGCTTCGAGGTTCTTCATCATGTTATACATAACTTCTGCCCCTTTGTCCACATCTCCCTCACCTGCATTTCTAACTGCATCAGCTGTAAATACAAACTCATTCTTTGATAATCTTGCAGGAACATCATCTGCTTTTTCCATACGTCCAATAGGGACGAATCCACCTTCAGCTCTATAATCTTTTTCCATACCTCCCATATCTAGTAAAGGCATTACCTTTTTAGCTACAGGTTCTTTCTTTGCTCGACCACCTTCTGCTGCGTAAAAGTCAAACTGACTACCACCAAATCTAGGTGCTAGAGTATCAAAAGGTCTTCTTCTAATAGCAGCAATATCTATTCCGGGTCCTCTGTCTATTTCACCAAACTCATCTTCTTGTTCTTGTTCTTTAGCAGCTAATAAACCAGTTATACCAGTTGTTAAAGCGATGGCTTTAAAAGGATCTATTTTTCCATCTTTGTTTCTTAGTAAAATATCTGTTAGTTTACTATCTTTTAATTTAGCTAAACCTTCTGTAGCTTTTTTCAAAAGACTAGGATCAGTTTTTTTGGCAGCATCTGTTATAGATCTAATACCTGCTAATTCTCTTCTTCTATCTGCACTAGTAAAAGCAGTTGGTTTTAAAGATTGTGCAAGTGCTGATTCTTTTGCTGCTCTTTGTGCCGTTAATCCTAACTCTTGTGGTCCCGTAAATGCTCTACCACCTGTAAGTGCAACTTCATCAACTAAACTAGATTTAAAACCTGGAGTGCCTATTGCACCTCTAGTTGTCATTCCTAACTCTGCTGGACCTCTTGGTGCCTGCGAAACTGCACGACTTGATCCTCCTGCTGGAAATGCTTTTGCACTTGCTCCACCTATTGCTGCTGACAATGCAATGTCCTTAAGATCTAAATCTTCACCTGATGCAAGTTGCGTGATACCTGTTGTTGCGCCAGATATTAAAGCTGCTTGTTGTGCTGCTGTTAAACCACTTAAAGCTGCAGAACTAGCCACAGCAGGTCCAAGAGCATAAGGTGCTGCAACCGCTAATAGTAATCTACCTGTTGGACTTTTTGCAACTTTTTTTAAAGTTTTAGTTACTGCTTTAAAAGGTTTTCTAACTGTCTTAAATGCTTTTTTAACTATGCTACCTAATCCATAAGCTTGTCTTGCCTCATCTGTGTCCTCTAAAAAACCACCGTCTGCCATAAATCTATATGCTATTCTATTTAAATCTAATGCTCCAATACCTTGTTGTGGTGTCATTGGATTCATCATAGAAGCTGCTGTTGTCATTGGATTAAATCTCATAGCTGATCTTATACCTGCTTCTTCTCCTCTACTATCATCGTCATCATCAACTGACGATCTTGTTCCTTGAAAATCTGGAGTTCCTAATAAATCGTCAGGGTTAAATCCTCTACGACCAAATTTTCCAAGTTTATCAACTACAAATTTTGCTAATCTAACGCTTGG